TTTGTTGTAGTAACCAGCCGAATTACCAGTTTCGGAAACTGGACACAGGTAAAGGTAACAAGGAATATGTCCATCACCATCTATTTCTTCTTTTCGATAAGCACTAAAAATAGCAGAACTAATCGTAGCCCCGGTAGGTATTGAGGATGTATTAAAACTTAAAGTATAACGAAATAAACCGTAGGAATTTGAGTTCCCACCATAATAGACACTCCCTGCAACATAATAGTCTTGGCCATAACCACTACAGGTTGTATCAGCCCACCATTGAGCCCAAGTCCCACCTTGTTCATGGTTTCGGTGAAAACTATAACCAATACTGGGATAAACAGTCAAAACAGACATTAGATATTTTGCCCAACTATATAACCGTCATAAGTATCAGTACCAGTAATTCTAAACATAAAAACATCTTTTTTGCCCACGGTGGTAGTTAAAGTGGGGACAACTGCACCCACCCATTTAATAGTTGAAAACCAAACCAAAGTATACGATCCCGATCCCCCTTGAATAACTTCAACGGCAAAATATTTTCCCACTGCCCCATTGGTCACCGCAGGTGCATGCCCCGAGGCGGTTAAGGTAAGCATATGAACATTCCCTAAACTTAAATCAATTGGCGGTGTCGCTCCATCGGTAACGGTCTTAACAGTTTGAGTAGAAGTAACAAATACCGCATTATCGAAAGTTTTTGTACCAGTAATCGTCTGGTTTGTATCAGTTTCAACCACCGTAGCATCAAGTTTAGAAGCCTCAATCCCCGCACCCGCCTTAATGTTTGAGTTTTCAATATTGCCGTTAAACTCATTATAAACACCATCAAAATTGGCATTAATGTCAGTATAAGTAACATTCTCATTATCTGCCCAAGTTTTAGTTTTAGATATTATTCCCATATATTAAAAAAGGTCGCTCCCCGTAAAGGAAGTGACCGTATCTTGTTGGTAACTTATTAATATTAACAGTTATCAGTGATGCGGTCAATTTATCGTATTGAGTGCGACTTAAAGTAATTAATAAAATTGTTAATTTCGGCTTCTTCTCCGTCATTGTGTCGTATAGACATCCTCACCCGTTTGGCAGAAGCCGTGCCTCCCCCCGTTGTGAAATAATAGCGAGAGTTGACATTTTCATTACCAGCCGTCTTAGCTATTCCAGTTGGTCCTAAAAGAAACGTTCCAGTTGGTCCAAGTTTCGACCCAGAACCCTGTAAATTAATAGTCGTTAGTTTAGAAAAAGGCGATGAATCCATCGAGGCATAAACATCAACATCAGTGTCCCCCATATTAGGAGCTTCAGCATCCCCCCACTTAAATCTTTTCCAATTAGGTGTGCCATAATCATAATTCTTCCCATCCCAGCGACAATCGATTGGCACTCCTGCGTCATCCTTGCCAGTATGTTGGTAAACCTTACCTACAGAAGCGTCACCAATGTACATCTCGATAGTTGAGGCAGGGATGTGGGTTTCAATCATAGCGGGAGTCCATCCAGTGTAAGTAGTCCAAGCCTCAGCACCCCCTTTTCTTTTGGAGGCGTTCAGGTCGTAGACTAAAACCAAAGAATTGACTGTTGAAGACCCATTGGGAATGGCAAAAAAAACTTTATCATTCCAAGTAAAAGCCACCGCCTTGGCCAATTGGGACTTATTAATACCACTAAATGTTCCATTTAACTTAGTCGAAATAACATCCCTTCGGTAAGCATCAAAATCAGTCTGATAAATACGTCGGATAAATCCCTCATCGTCCACAAACCACACCTCATTACCCACTTTGGTCACTCCCCGTGGGGCGATACAACCCACCTGTTCGTCAAGATTAGCCACATTAGAAGAAGAAGCGGTAATAATCCACGAAGTTGAACCCCAACCTGATAAAAATTGAATCGAATGTTCGTTAAAAACAACCAAAGAATCACCCATATCAGCCACAGTAATTGAGTTTCCCTCTCCTGGAACATCAAAAAAATTAGTGGCAGGAGTCCAAGTATCGGGATCGCCTAAATTAGACCAATAAACCCGTTTGCGATAAACGTCAGAACTTTCCTTGACCGCATTAACAGTAAACATATGGTTTTTATGCCAACGTAAGACCTTCCCACGTGGAACTGTTGTCGCCAAAGAAGTTAGACAAGCATTCAAACTAGTTGAAGCTCTGTCCCACGAATGGAGGGCATCAGTCCCGTTGGTTATGTAGACTTTGTCATTTATGGGACAAGTTTCAAACCACGTAGGTAGGTCGGTAGTAAATCCGCTATCCAAAACTGTCCAAGTATTGGCGTTGAGATAGCGTAGGTTAGTTTTCTCCATCATCAGCAAATCCTTTCCCCCATTAGTCCGTCGGTAACTATGCAAACCTGATATAAAACTATTGGAAATAGTATCGCCCACCTGAGTCAACCCTGCCCTTTGAGTAAGTTTACCCGCCTCGGTAATATCCCAATTACGAAGTAAAGATGCCTCGTCTTGGGCAATGTTTTCGGAACTTTCAGAGTTATTTAACCCACCCGAATAGTCAGCCTGATTATAAGGAGTAAGCTGAGCCATTAGAACATATCAATATTATTAATAATTTGTACACTTCTTGACTCGTCAATTTGTGTACCAAACATATTATCTTTCATTTTATTAACCATCGCATCGAATCTTTGGCGCATCCTCTCGGCAGAAACATGTTCATCGTCCCGATCAAGGTAGTTGGCATAAGCCCAATATTTAATTAGGCCATGATAACGTTTGGGAATAGCAGGGGAGAGGTTGTCGGCTGTCAACTCAGTCGGGGTGTAAACATACTTTATTTTTAGTCCATCAGTAATTGAGGCACTGTGAGCGGGGTCTAAACCAACATTCGAACCACTAATATAATAATGAGGATCGTCCAAAGTATAAGTACTCCCTTGGGAAGGACTACCCAAATAGCTAATATCAGGAACAGGTTGAAACCTCCTCCAAACACCGTCAACCTGAACTTCAACCATAATCATCTTTTCAAAATCAGCAGGCAAAGCATACTCGGATTGTCCTGCCACCAAGGAAGTTACCCAACTCTTAGAGAAAAAGTCGGCATTATTGGCAATAACTTCATCGACAAGTTGATTATAACCATCATTAATCCAAGCGTAAAGTTCCCCATCAGATACCTCAATACCTTTACCAATAATTACTTTTAAATCAGCTAGAATTTCAGCTCTGGTCATACTCCCGCCTCCGTAGTAATAGTTAATTTATTCGCATTGGTAGCAATAGTTGCAGGTACGTCGGCAATGGCAATATCCTTGTCTTTGGCAATGACAGCGATTTCTTTTGCCCCAACCATACCAATGTAAATAGTTTTGATTAAAGTTAGCAAATTAATTTTAATATTCTCAGTTTGATCGGGATTCAGATTAGAATAAGCGGTAAAAGCATCCTTGACTATTTGTTCTTGGTTAGTAGGTATTTTGATAATAATTTTCATAATTAAATATAATATTGTCTAAAATCAGTCATAATTGGAGTTGCACCGCCAAACCAAGCCCACGAACCAGTAAAACTCAAAACGTTATTAGTTGCGTCAACCACAGCCCCGACATGAACATAAGAAGAAGCATCGTGAGTTTTGGAAATAACTACCCAATACGTACTACTACTAGTAATTGGTATCGAAGTAGAGGCAATAGCATAATACCAGTCCCATGAACCAGTTACAGAACTTTCGTCGATAGTACCAATGACACCCAAAGAAACATCTGGTACTCCTGAATTATCAGTAAATAGTTCGAGTGAAGTATTCCCTGTTGGTGAACCACCACCAATCTTTAAATAAATTCCAAATTTGTTTAAATCTCCTGAATGGGTTGGAGTAAAACTAACTGCTAATTTGGTAACACCTGAGGCATCATGATAGATTGTCCCCGTCCCACCTTCATAAGATTGATCTAATGTTGGTAAACTTGGGGGAGCTGGGGCAGTTGGTTCAGATGGTAAACTCCCACTAAAATCAGTTGTCCATAAAGCAGTTCCTTTGGTAATTCTAAAACTGTCAAACCACCCTGCGGTAGCAGTACTGGCATCGTAATATGCTCCAATGAAAAATGCTCCTGTTAAATTAGCCCACGTATCAGTATCAGTTGTATTTGCTAAAGAAACACCATTAACATAAAAATCATATCTATTGCCATTTCTTACATAAGCACAATGGAACCAGTTGGTTGTATCAAATCCAGTGGTAGCAATAGAAAGGGAACCAACAACACCGCCAGAAGAACCAGTCTTGATTAATTTAACGTCTAACCCTGTTCCATTTGTGTAACACAAAAGACGGTTACTATCATCAGTATATTGACTAAACAAAAATCCTGTTCCAACTGAACCTGAAAATTTAACCCAAAAATCAATAGTAAAATCTCCTGACCCAAAATCCCAATCACTACTATTCGGTACACTTACAGAATCTCCTGTCCCATCAAGCAAAAGTGAAGCTGAACCAAATTTTTTATCAGCCGTATCTAGTTGAGCATTACCAGTAAAAGTAACCGTTTGTCCTGTTTCTGCTGCATAAGAAGTTACCCCGTCAGTTCCATTAAAATTGACTAATAAAACAGGTGCAGGTACAACCACTGCTGTATAAGTATAAGAAAATGCCTCAGAACTAGCCGAAGTTAAATCATTTCTTTTAGTAGTCACCGTAAAAACATATTCCGCCTCAGCCAAATCATTGACCACAAATTCAGCCGTTATATCACTGGCAGTTAAGGTGTCGACCAAGGTCACACCGTTGTAAAGTTTAACCTCATCTCCCGAAACGACTCCCGAAACATCAACGGTAGCAATGGCCACATTGTCAGTAACAGGGCTGGTTGCTTGACCATTGACGGTGCTAATTGTTGGAGTCAAGGGTAATAAATTGAAAACAAATGAGTTAGAAGCCCGTGAAGTAGTCCCATCTCGAGTAATTTTAGCCGTTAAAGTATTTACTCCCACAGTCAAACCACTAGTCGCCAATCCTTGAGTAACGTCCTCGGCTACAACCGTTCCCACAGGAGTTGAACCACTGTAAATAGTAATGGTATCATCCACCAAAACGTTGTGAATCATCAATAGGGGTGTGGGTAATATCCCACTAGCAGGTGACGACTCATCCCCATCCACTGAAAAAATTACAGGTGGGGAAATTATTACCCCAAACCCAGAATCACGGTAAAACATAAGTTCCCTTTCCGCTAGTCTTCCCCCCCCTATCCCTTTATTGTCATAATATTCTCCCCATAAGGTCGATAATTCGGAGACAGTTGAACCTAAAACCGATTGTAGATATGCCCGTTCCAAATCTGCGATAATATCCCCATCAAAACCCAATTCATTAAAATACGCCTTTTCCAAATCATAAAGACTGTCATAAGTTACGCCCAATACACTTTGGTAATAGGCTCGTTTAATTTCTTCTAATTTTCTAAAATCTGCCATAAACTAAAAAAGTCGCCATTTCTGACGACCCGTAAAACATTTGAGTAACTGTATTAATCCTAGACTAAAAAAAGATAATTGTCAAACGTCAACCCGAAGAAGAAACTTTGTTAAAAACCATAGAAGGGTCACCATCGAGAATATTAGTGGTTCTCAACTCTACTCCGTGGTTCCAATTGATTAATGGAGTATTTGACCCACTTGCATTCACGTCAGTAAAATCTACACCCGAACAAAGAAAATTCTCCACCGCACCTAAATAATTGATGTAAATATCCGTACTCGCTGTTCGGGAATAAACCTTAACTTGAACAGTAGCACCACCCTTCAACATAGCCGAATTATTAATAATTAGAGTTGCACCCCCCAATAATCCGAGAGTTCCAGTATTATGTACATAATTATCACAAACTATGTTGTGAGAAGTTGTCGTGCTAAACCCCGCATTGAGTTGAAATTTGACACATCTAAGGTCAGAATTGAGTGCCACTAAAGGTGTAGCTGAAACCAAAACAGTGTTCCAAACCATACCATCCGTATCAAAACCCGTCATAGAACCAAGAACAGTTAATGTGTGACTAGTAACAGTGACAGTTCCCGAAGTATATTTAATTGAACCGCCCATTGAGGTATTTCCTGAAAAAGTTACATTACCCACAATTTCCACTAAACTTGTCATAATTAAAGTTGCAGCTCCTGAGACTGTTCCACCACTCAGTTGAAGAAGCATGTTCCCTGCCATGTTCCCTGTTAGAGTAAGACCTCCATCCAGATGTAGAACATCCGTCGAAGTAACATAATTAATTGTTTGGGTAGTCGCTGATGAGGTAGTCAAACCAGTGACGGTCAAGTTGCCAGTGATAGTTTTAGTACCACTCGTTTGCAGAATTAATGCCCCCGTTAAAGTCTTTCCACCCGTAGTGAAAGCAACTGTTCCTGTCAAAGCTAAAGTACCAGTTCCAGCAATCGTCATGGTCGTTGAAAATAAAATACTCCCTGCGGTGGCAATAGTAAGTGTTCGCGTAGAAGTAAAGGTTAATGTCCCCGTATAGTTTCCGTTAGTAACACAGTCCAAAATTTTACAAGTACAACTGGAAGTATTAACTGTCACATTCCCCGACCAATCATCCAAATAACAAGTGTCAGCATTGGTAGGTACAACTGCCCCACCAGTTCTAGCCGCACTTTTAGTAGCCGTAGTTGACCAAGTACCTGCAACAAAAAAGTTTCCGCCAGCATTTATTGCGTAATAGACAGCCATTAGTCGATTGTGTAGTCAAAATTAATAATTGCCAAAGTACAACCTGTGCTAACTGCCGTCATATTCCAACCAAGATAATTACCAGCCGTGATGCTTGGGGCAGATAAAGTGCCATCATCATTAACGTTGGTATTTACTACTCCCGTAATATTGGAAGCATCAACCGTTGCTCCGTTTAAGCCATTAGCATCAAATTGCCAAAGTTGACCTGTGGCTATAGCCGTTTTACAAAGGAGGTGAACAGCAGTAATTGTTATATTTGCGGGTACTCTCCAAACTACCGTTTTAGATGCCAAAGGATAATTTATTAAAATTGATTTACTATAAACCACCGTGGGGTCTACCCAATGAGTGTTGTAATCAGTCCCATCTATTTTTTTAAGAACATTCCCAGCAGAACCACCCACAGGGACACCTGCACCATTTGTCCCGTTAGTCCCATTCGTTCCATTAGTCCCGTTTGTACCATCCACACCATCTACTCCATTGAAATAATCTACTCCAAAAACAGGGGTGTAACCATCAGCACCATTAGTTCCATTCGTGCCATTGGTTCCTGCAGCACCAGTAGGACCAGTTGCACCTGTGGCACCCGTTGCACCCGTAGCTCCTGCTGCTCCCGTATCACCTTTGTCCCCCTTTTCTCCCGAAGAAGTTACCCATTCAGTGTCATTATCCCCTGCACCTCTTTTGGCCAAAAACTGTCCCGCCCCTCCACCCGACGGAACTAATTGTTTTTTGATTTGCGAAATAAGACTCATACTTAATACTACAGCAAACTTTGGTATGCGTCTACCCAAAGTCCAATACTCTTTTTGGCGTTTCTTTGGTCAAAAACCCAATCATAAGCCGTTTTTCCCATCTCTTTCAGGTTCAACCGCCCCGCCAAAGCCCCTAGAAACAACGATTTAAATTCCTCGGGTGTTTTATATCCCCACGCTCGTCCTTTAATCTCAGAAGAATAGGGTGGCACATCGGAAATGATACACGGAACACCCATTGCCGACATTTCATAAAATTTAACAGCCGACTTGTAATGATTAAAGGGCAAATCAGCCAAAGGGATAATGGCAAGGTCTAAATTCATGCACATCATCCGATAGGAATGACCTTTAAACGGACACCAATCATGGTACTCGACCAGATGGCGGTTTTCAGGGTCAACAATCCCCTCAAAATTAGTCCCCACCATGACCAATTTAAACTGATACTTTTTTAAGAGTTGGTTTAGGGGTTTTTTAATCACTTCCCAATCCTCGTAATGGGACATCCCCCCCGACCAACCCACCCGCATTTGTTGATTAGGTTTAAGAGGCAATTGCCACCACCGTTCAAAGTTAATCAAATTAGGTAGCACCCGAACGTTTTTATTGTACTGTAAAGCATATTCAGCCAACTTGTCGGTAGTCACGGTAACCATATCTACCGCCCGCAGAGCATTAAGTAAACTCTGTATTTTTAATCGATTAGCTTTCAAATCAAACCCATTCTGCCCATCCTGCCACAACCACTCCCCGTGGTGTTTAAATTCCTCCGTGCCATACTCTCGGTAATGTTCTGAATAGGGAGAAATAATTTCCATGTTGTCGTCAATGTCCATTACCCACTTCAAATGCCTATACTCAGGTTTACCCTTAAAGTAAGGCATACCTACCTCACCCCCCTGACGAACCAACATGACATCAGCCTTGGAAACCGCCTTGGCCACCATCAGCATGTCATCTTCTTCTTTATCAATAATGTGGCAATCATTGTCGGTGAACCGTTTAATCATTTCCAAAGGTTGGCGCACTCGGTAGTTGCCACAACCACCATTATCCACGGGTAGGGATATGATTTTAATCATCCCCATTCCTTAACTATCAAATCAATCTCACTTTTAATTCTCTGGTATTTCTCTCCCGTCATATCAGCCGAATATGACCCCTGTCTCATACGGTGTTGATAAACTGCCCGTGGGTAGTAACAAAACTCCGCCCCCCATAATAAAGACTTAATCCAATACGACCAATCCTCACAAAACCCATGATAACCGCCAATTTTTTTCCACCACTTCTTTGTATACCAACTATTACCCGAAATGCAATTTTGATTGTGCAGATTAGATAAATCAGGTTGATTGCCCCACAAACCCGTTTTCGTGCCAAACATCAGGCAAGGGAAGTGGTAAATATCAGCAGGGTGCAATTCAACAAACTCTTTTAGTTTCAAAACTTCCTCCCGATTCAACAAATCATCATCATCTAACGAACAAATCAACTCGCCAGTGCAATGTTTAACGGCATAATTGCGGGCAAAAGCGATCCCATGACTTTCTTTTATCCGATGGGTCGCCCACGGAATTGGTTTATCCGAACAATCATCAATCAATAAATACTCATCAAATAAACCCTGTGCCGAATCCCACGCTTGTGCCAACCATTCCAAATTAGGATTCTTAGAGATGATATAAAAGCTACTTTTCATAGATTTGTTTAATAGTTTTAGCCACATTTTCCCACGTAGGCATCACCTCGGTAACCATTGGCATCTCGGAAGCCACCATAATCGCCTGATAAAGTACTTCAGGGTCATTTGGGTCAACCTTTAAAGTTGACTTACAAATATCCCTGCCTCGGTTAAAAATCGTGTCCACCGTCGGACAACCACAGGAAACCGCCTCCATGACAACCAAAGACTGCCGTTCGGTGAGTGAGGTGGAAACAAACACCCGTGCCTTTTGGTAATGGGTGCGCAACTGCTCAGGGGTTTGGTATGGAATATACTCATCAATTGAACCAACCACATATTTATTAACAGGTTGACCAATATGTCGCCACTTAAAAGGTAAACGGCTTTTAATTTTAGCCAATCGATCATAACCCTTAAACTCATCAAACATCCTCCCCACGGTCAAAATGTAATTCTCAGGTTCACGAACTTCTGGTGGGTAAAATATATGTGAATCAATCCCATTGGGAATAACCACTACATTAGTAAGACCGACATTCTCCTCGATCTCTTGTTTTTCTTCTTCCGACAGGGCAATTACTGCCTTGGCACGACTGCCGTAATAATTCATTTGGCTATTGGTCATGGTGTACTGTTTGGGGTAATAAATGGCCGAAATAACATACGGCACACCTTTATCCAAACAATCACTCATCGGTTTTAAATTCCAATCAAAGTTAAGATGATGAAAATGGCACAAATCAAACCGAGAAACGTCCATCTGCCCATAGCCAAGAGTAACCTCAACCCCCAACTCAACCAAAGCCCGAGCCGTAGCCTCCTGTTGGATAACATCTCCCCCAATCCATTTCTGGGGGTCACGGTTATAAGACAGAACGTTCATTTAGACCATCTCCCATAAGGTTCATCCAACCCTGCATGAATTTTAATAGGGACACAATCTCCGCAGGGTGTCGCTTTTCCCCACACGACCCATGCAGGTTCTTTGTGACATATCGGGCAAAGTTCTATTTTTTTATCAACCACTTTTTCTTTGGGTTTTTTCATCTGAATTTCTTTAAGAAAAAATCATAACCAACAAGTTTAGCAGTTAACATGGCAAAAACAGGGTAAACCCGTTTATAGCCCAAAAAGGAAGTGTCCCGATACTCAAAATAGCCATTAATTAACAACTGGCGGTATTGTTCAACATCAAACTCCAATACTCGGTAATTTTCCCCCTCATGCTCAGCATAATAAAGCCAAAACTGGGGTTTATTGACCCCATAGTTACTCTCATAAACATGGACAGATGGGGGAGTTTCACCCAAATTAATCCCACCCGAAAAACCGCCAATCTTTATTTTCATAGTTTATTTATCACCCACCACGGAAGAATTAACTCGTGTTTTAACGCCTTGTTATCATCCAACCAATCTCTGCCATAAAGAGCTGTCATAGCAGTGTTGCAAAAATCCCACACTTCTCGGTTAGGAAACTCCAATATCTTACGATGGTGTGCGCCCACCTTTGAACCCGCCTCGAATTGTTTAGAAGCCCGAATCCCTCGGTAAAGTGACTCCATCACAGGGTCATTGTAAGTTTGGTAAACGATTGCCCTTGCCCGAGCATCCAACTTGTCGGCCAATCCAATCAAAGCCATCCTTAACTTCTCATTAGAAAACATGGAGAATTGCATCTCCTTGGGTATTTTAAGTTTGTTGATACTTCCCATAATTAAAAATCAAACACTAAGTCGTGGAGGAAGAATTGTCGCCAAATACCTCATCAAAAAAGCCTTGCAGACGGTTTCCCACCCACACGCCCTGATTGACGATAGTACCCAGCTTCCTTGTCTTCCAATTTGTGTCCCCTCGGCAGTAATAATCTTGTTAATCAAGCCAATGATTTGAATTAGATTTTTGGGGACGAAACCAACCCACCTGCATCAGCATTTGCCATTTGCAGTCTTACTCAGCCTCACGGCTTTTCCACAAAGAATTGTGCCTTAACCCTGCTTAACGGTTTGTTCGGCAATCCACGACTTAAAGTTTGATTAATTTTAAAGGTGCTTTGGGTGTTTTACCACCACAACGAACACAAACGAACTTGGCCTCAAAGTCCTTGGTGTTTTTAGTAATAGTCGCCAACACCTGATTACAACCCGTGCAAACCACGTTGGCGGGGAACCTTTTATTAACTTTGTCGGTCATAAATATACTATATCATTTACTTCTCTAAAAACAACCAACAAAAAGCCCCCTGAACTGGGGGCAATTCGTTTGCTTTTCTCGCTTCACACGCTAAGAAAAAACCATAGGCCGAAAGGATTAGGCGGTAGTTAAACCGTCAATTACTCCGCATCCTAGTTCGTTGCGTAATTCCAAAGTAAGTTCTCCTACGAGAGCTCCACGTTTGGCATCACCAACTGTCGCCACATCAATATGTTTAATACCTCGGAGAACAGCGACTTTGACCAAATCTTTTTGGACGCATAACACTTTGTCAGCATCCATAAAGGGGTCAAGTTCTATTCTTTGTCTACCGAAATCGCTTTCGTAAACTGAGATTGAGTTTTTCAACTCTCCCTCGGCATCAACGGTGAAATATCTTTGAGAGTTAGACGCAAAAGCGCTAATTTTTCTCTTTTGGAAACCGTTGACATAAGTTGTGTCTGGTCTTCCGCCTGAGGTGTAAATCGTTTGAAGTAAGTTGTTATACATACTTTCAGTTAACGCTTCACTACCAGAGCCTGAACCAGTTTCAACATTGGTGGTGATGAAGGACAAAAGTCCTTTCATTTCACGGGCTGTACCAGAAGCACCAGAATTACCTGTGCCTGTGATAAGAGCCTTTTCAATGTCGGTGGCGATCTCTTTCATTCTTTTTTCTAGTTGGTATGCGTATTCATCATCCAGACCACCAACATCAACAGCTTGTTGAGTTCCTGAAACCTCTACCGATTTGGTAAAGATTTGCGTCCAGTTATTGACACGATTACGAGTAGAAGCGAGAGAGAAAGAAAAGTCAGCACCTTCGATTGCGGTGTTTGTCTGACCAGTTGTTAAAGAATCGGTTTGCCATTCATGTAGAGTGGATTTAGCCTTTACTTTTTCAACTCCCGAATAAATCGGGGTTTCGTCACGAGCTACGACTGCGATGACATCAGTCAGGTCTTCCCTGTTACCAACGGCATCGTAAGTTTTGACTGCACTTGCTTGAGCCATAAAATTTTTATCTCCTTTTATAAAAATAAATGTTCTTTATAACCACGTGGGGTTAATGGTCAAACTGCCTTTTAAGTAAAACACGGAGAGCGTTCTTATCCCCATGTTTAATGGCTTCCTTCAAATCGTCGTTGGTTGTGCCAACAGATTTAACACCAGAGCCATCAGAAGCTTCGGACTTTACGCCAGCAGTTTTTGACATGGCATTTTTGATGTGCCAATCGATAAGATCTTGTTGGTGGAGTTTTTCGTAAGCGGTTTCGAGGTCACCGATTTGCCTATCCAAAGCGAACTTAATCACTTTGTTTCGGTCAAACTTAGGTCTGCCATCGACCCCGTCTAACGTTTTCTCCAAACGACTAATCTCGTCTGAAACCTGCTTATCTAACTCACGTTGCCGTAAGTCTTTGTCAATGTCCTCCTTGCGGACAAATCCGAGTTCTTTCAGTTGTTCCTTAATGATTTCAGACTGTGGGTCAGGCTGAATAGTCGGTTCGGGAGCAACCTTGGTTTTTAACTGGTCAAGTTCCTGTCTTACTTGCTTCAATGCCGAATTAACTTCATCGAAACGTTCATAAGGAACGCTTTGGCTTACGGTCTTTTCCTCAACTGTTCCCGCAGTATCGGTCGAACTTTCAGTCGTGGCTGTATTGTTATCCGTTGACGAATCGGTTGAAGCGACCACCGCTCCATTGTTTACGTCGGTTGTGGTTGACGTTGTGTCTTCCATATTGAACCTCCTTGCTTCTACTCTGTTTAACGCCAAGAGAGGCGGTTAAAGTAGGAGTCTAGGACAGCTCCTAGTCAGAACCTATCACGCTCAAACTAAAAGCTGTCCTTCGTTCTTAAATTGTTAATGTAAAAAGAACCTAAAATTTAGCCGTGGAAGTAACCACGCCTGTCTTTTTGTTTTTGGTGACAGCACCTTTCATTGCCTCTGCCATCATTTTCTCTCTTTTAACTGCATCAGCATCCATTCTCATTTTATCTTTTGCCTTTACAGTTTTCATTTCAGTAAGATATTGGTTGTTTGATGGTTTGGGAGCATCAGGCATAGATATTTTTTTAGCCACCTTACTAAGTGCGCCAACAGAACCACCAACTTTTGCCATTGGGGTAACGCCACCGTTAATTCCAGCACGCATAGCATTCTTGGCGATATTACCGATTACTCTTTTTATGTTTATTGCCATTATTTGCATTTAACTTTTAATGATTTGGGGGCTTTTTTAGTTTGGTCGGCAATTTCCTCATCGGGAGAGTACCCTTTTTTAGGAGCGACTTTGGCCATAACTTTAGCAACGACTTTGGCGACTGATTTGTTTTTCATATTTATCTGACCTGCTGAGAGGTTTGCATAACTGCATCCCTAAATTGTTGAATAACCGTAACCATAGCAGGATCGAGTGATTGGGCTTCAGATGAAGCCATAAATTGGTCAATATAGTCAATAAATTCTTGGTTAACAATTTCAGGAATGGTGGGATTTTGTCCACCAATTAACTGTCGAATAGCCGAAATAGCCTCCCGTGCGCCCGAACCAGACATAGCCATTTTATTTTGTTCTTGACTAGCCTGTGCCTCAGCCGTCGCTTGGGCGGTGTTTTGGGTCTGTTGGGTTTGTTGTTCATTGGCAATATCATTCCCTGCCAGTTCAGTAGCTTTGTCTTGCATCTTTTGCTCACGCAAACGTTTAATAACGTCGGCAATGTTGCCAATCCCATATCCATCCAATAATGTTTGTTGGTCAATGGCTTGAAGTTGATATAGTTCTTTAAGAGCATCCCGTCGGCTTTCACCTGTCATGGCTAGCCACGAAGTAATCCGCACATCGACAATGTTTTTGCTATTGATAACAGTTGCTCCCTCAGGTACTTGCTCGGCATCCTCACCGATAACCTTAATGAACTCCCGTTCACCTGTTTGGGCAATTGGGGCTATATTTCGGGCAAACTGATATTTCTTAGAAGCTAAAAAGAGCATGTACTCGTAACAATCCTCAAGGAATACTTCACAGTTTTCAATAATTTCCGAAAGGTTATTAGAATCACCCACTTGTAGAGCCTCCAACGCTCGACCCGAAGTTGCCCCCGTAGGTATTCGTCCCATCGAAGCATCGTGCGCTCCACCAATGTCTTCAATATAACGGTTAGTATTTTCGATCTGGGCAAAAATGGAATTAGTCATGGGAGCAATTGGCTCTTGGTGCAAGTCATATCCCCGTTTCTTTTCAATAAACTGCCCCATCGCATTGTTAATGGTGCGTATCCCCGCTCCTTTATCACCCACCCACTTGCCCTTGTTCATAACAATGTTGTATTCCGCCACTTGGCTTTCCAACATGTTCAACAATTGGTTGACTGGTATAAGGTTTTTAACCCATCCTTGACCATAAAGAGACAAAGGTTCAATATCAGCCGATAGTTTAAAGAAAGGCAAACGAGTCAAATCAGTTTCTTCCTTGCGCAAAATGTGGTCTTCAGCCGTAGTCATCAAACAAATTTTGTCCCCCTCTCTGTACCAACATTCCTTGACAACAACATTACCTTTTTCTTTACTGGAAATAAATTCACCCCGCTCCATTTGTAATAGACGGGATTTGATGTTGGATGAAGCCAATTCGGCAGAACCTTTGAGTAAAACAACTTCCTCTTGGTTATATTTCTTGTCATTTTTAAGTTCATCAATCGTCCGAGTTACTGCCAAAAAGACATAACGGGCTTCGTTCTCACTTCTGGCACTGGGGTCAAAATACAAATCGTAGGGGTCAATTACATTAACCGCAATCTCCTGCTTGTCAGAATCCCATAATATTTGCCAAAAACCAGTGGAATACTTGAGGGCATGCCACATCGACTCCTTTAATTTAAGAGACAATCCCAATCGGTCAAAAAGATAGTCAAGGTATCGGTTAACCTTAACTGCCTCCGAAACATTTTCTGGCGTAAGGTTCTCAGGGGTAACCTCGGCTCTGGGGCGGTTACGTAATGCAAAGTTGCGCACCGAACGGAGGGTGGTATAGACCTTGTTGATGACAATTTTAACCTCACCGCTCTTGGGAGCGACTGAAGTGACCTGTTGAGTGATTTTGTCATATTTAGCATAGTGGTAACCAGAAACCCATAAATCATACTGAAACCATTTCCAATCAAGTGTCTTTCTCCCTGCCAAAGCCGAGTCCCACCAACTACCCACACGGGCTTTTAATATCTCAGGGGTTTCTTTTTCTTTTTTATCAGCCATTTATTTCTTCCTTTGCCTCATCTAAACTAACTAAATTAGGGTCATCCTTGCCAAAGTCATTTTCTTCGGGTTTTTGGTTGTCCTTGTACTCCACCAAACTTTTAGCCATGATTCTATCCAAAAGGTCTTTTCGTTCACGATAGTTAAAATAAAACATTACCAACTGGCCGATTAATAAAACAACAATAATAATTTCGTTTGTCATAAATACAAAAAAAAGCCCGCAACTACTGCGAGCTTCTTGGTTCTCAATGAAACTATATTTACTTTAAGGCATCTCCCACACAATGTCAATTACTTCTTACCCACCACTTTAACTATGTCAGGATTGATAACAGCGTACTCATTACCCAAACCATGAACTTTACTACTAATGCGGACAATATCGTAACCAAGTTTCTTGGCATATTCGTAAATTGCCTTACCCCTATTTATCGGGGTGTCGGTGACTTTACCGAAGTCAAAGAAGTTTTTGTCATTTATTTTTAAGGTCTTCGCTTTTTCTGGTATCTTAACCTCAAACTTATTTTTTCCAAATACACCAGCCATAGTATTTCCCTCTTTCCCTAATGAGATAGAGTTGGGAATTAAACGATTAGGGTTTTTTGAGGTTAAATTAGGAGTAACAGCGTCGGTATAGTGAACAAGTGTCTTGTATTTTTCGGGGGCTTTATAAAGGGTGTTTTCCAAAGCCTTTTTAACCGAATCGGGAACATTAAACATCTGTCCACCCTCTTTATAAACCCATGATGTCCCGTCACTCGCTAATCTTGGGGTTGCTCTATACTGATTTTTAAACTGTTCAATCATTTTCCAATCATCAGGTTTAATTGTAGGGGTAGCGTCATCGAACCCATAGAAATTTTTAAGGGCATTAAGACTGTTTTCATTTTTAGCTACCTTTACCAAACTAGGGCTAACTGCCTTTTGAGCGAATTGCCCAGGGGTTTTAGCCCAACTAATCCCTCCCGTCATCATGGGCATATTTCGACCAATAGCCGATATCATTTCAGGAGTAATTGCTTGACCGTTTTTTTTTGCTACTGATAGTTGTTCAAAGGCTCTATTCAAATCACTTTTCCCATTAAGTATTGAGTTTGGTAACACCCCTTGGTCTGGGTTGTAAACATATTCATTTGCCAAATTACTTGGAATTTGTTTTGCCTGATTAATTAATGATGTCCATTTACTCATAGTTAATATTACACGATTTTGCGCCAAAAAAAACCCCTGATGGTTAGTCGAAAGATGTTTGAAAGCAGTTTGAGCTACTGGACAGAGTTGGACTGCCATAGGTTGTTTACAAAACAACCGTCTTGCCATTGGACGACAGTAGCAATATTCAGAGTCCAGTCGGGCAGATTCGAACTACCGAATAATGGTTTTACAGACCATCGCCTTGAACCACTTGGCTACGACTGGGTTTGGCCTCTAGGAATCGAACCTAGCTATAGCGTTCCAAAGACGCTCGCCCTACCACTAGGCGAAAGCCAAATAAAAACCCCCTGTAACGGGGGTTTGGTTAGTTGAGTGACCAGATTACCCCCGCCAAGTATTTTGGTAGGTTGTCTGGTTCGTCAACTTCATAATTTATTGTAGCACAATCAAAATACCAATAATAATATATTATAATTTCCAACCAAGTTTCTTCTGTCCCGACAAAAAATCGTCCCTCAAACCTAATAATAAAACTAACCAAAAAGTTATAGGCTACTTCGTTATGCTCGTTGTCGTGTGGTTGATACGCCCCTCCTGAAAGGTAATCTTAACCTCCCCGTACTCACGACTCTCAATCAACTTAATTATATTGTAAATGCTCGTCCATAGTTTGCCATCAACCTTACCCAGACAGTGGAGTTTATAAATATCGGGAAAGTACGCTTCTAAATCAATTTCAAACTTAGTTTTTTCCATTAGGTTATTTCAATCATATCACCACTTCCCCATTCGTTTTCATCATCGTCAGAGACGGAGGGTGGCACATAGGTACTAGGCACTTTCCCCGCCCAAGGTTTTTTGGTGCGTTCAACGTAATAATGCTCGAACATGGCGTTTAAATCCGAGATACAGTCCATTGCATGGTCGGCCACCTTTTCGGGGTTTTCATTGTTGTCTTCATCACTGTTATTTTTTTCTTTCCAACGGTAAGTCTCAAACTCAGCAATCGTATTAATACAAACGGGATTGATGATATACCTCGGTCTTCTCCCCTCGATTGCCCGTAACCTTTCGGAGAACTTTTGTATCTTCCATCGGATGTAATTTACGCCCGTTTCGTTGGGTTGTTTCCGAACGGGAATAATATCAAGGTTGCCATTCTGAGATGAGTTAATATCTAAAAGTTCCTGAATATCCGAAGCCGAAGCCGAATCCATTGTGGATAACTCCATCTCTTTACCTTTGATTAGCGGTTCGATATTGTTGAAAAGTTGTGGATTAGTCAACCCCGTCATGTAAAGTTCATGGGTCTGGTACCAATCCCCATCCTTATTGACAG